GCTTTGCTTTAACGTGGAATCCATTAATCATAATTACAGCAATTACATCACAGGTAAAAAAGAGGTCGATATAAATCAGGTCTGGGCACAGGCCTGGCATCTGTACAAATCCGGTGAGAATGGAATGCTCACGCAGGAAGAGAATAAGATCCGGGATATAAATAACAAGGAATACGAGGCTGAGAGTTCTGAGCGGGATCTTATCCTGATGTACTTCAGATCTGTCACTCCATTTGATGAAGGCTGTGAATTTATGACCGCTACAGAGATCATGATCGAACTGGTCACCAAAACTGACAATAAGATTAAAATCAATTCCACGCAGCTGGGCAGAACACTCAAACAGCTGGAGTTTTTAAAGGATAAGAAGAAAGTGGACGGTGCAGTGGTGAAGGGCTACTACGTGGCCCGTATCGGCTCATCTCTTGGTCAGGCAACTATTAAGTATGACAAAGATCCGCATCAGATAAAACCGCTGTAATGACTTGACTGGACCCGGATGCTGTGGCCTGCGTGGTCTATGGGGATTCATAGCGAATAGCGCCATAATATGCCGTTATAAATCCTTTTTAAAGTCTTTATACATCTCATTAATCTCATTATCCTGAAGCTGTTCAGGGCTCATAAAATCAATTTTACTGACCGACTGCACTGGAATGCTTATCTTAATGGCATCCCTCTGCATATCCATGATGTAATTATATAGTTTCTTTAGCTGATGGTAATTAAAGGTTTTATACTTCATTTTTTGAGTAAATGATGATCTTGCTATACCTATTTTTTTAGCCAGATAGATATATTTTATCTGATACCGATCAATAAAATTAATAACCTGAATCATGGAATTATCATATTCCTCGTTTTTTTGCCTGTAAGTCTTAGGTTTGTTATTCATAAAATTTATATGTTAAGTTATATTTGCACATTTAAAAGTGCAAAAGGTTGCCACATAAAACACTTTTCTAACATTTCTAATATTTGAACAAATGTAAGCTAAATTATCAGTACATACAAGATATTTAGCTTACATTTGTTTGCCTTCATAGAAGTCTTGGAAATATGGTTCATGTGGCAACCTACAACCTATTTTATTTATATATTTATATATTCTATTATTATAGTACAATGAACACCCTTAAATCATTGAAATTTCAGGTTGCCCCTTCTACTTTTACATGTGGCAACCTTTTTAATCATGTGGCAACCTTTTTTAAAAGTAAGAGTACAATTTCAGGTATTCCTGTCCTCGGCTATAGAATTAGGTTGCCACATGATTCCCGTATATATTTGCAGACCTATTAACCAGACCATTTTTATGCATCCGATCAAACAAAAACAATCAGAGGGAAAAATACAATCTCAATGCTTTCTGTGGCTATGGAATAATTACCCGCTGACGCGTGGCCTTTTATACCATATCCCCAACGGAGGGCTCAGGACACCACTGGAGGCATCCAGATTCAAAGCCATGGGTGTAGTGCCAGGCATTCCTGACTTTTGCCTTGCCATTCATTCTATAGCCTATCCAGAGAGCCATTACAGCGCCCTGTACATTGAAATGAAAACAGACAAGGGTAGAGAGAGCACAGAGCAGCTACAGATTCACAAAACACTCAGGGAGGCCGGTAATCGTGTGGAGACAGTCAGATCATTTGAAGATTTTCAAACGCTCATACTTGAATACCTGAAAGGCACACGCTACCTGCTTAAGTAAACTACAGATCAAAATATTTGCATATCAAAAATATTTGATATAGATTTGTACGTATAATTTTTAAGGTATGCCCCGGAAAAAACAGAATAAAATATACAGGTATTTAAACAGTAATAATTTCATTTTACTGGTGTCTTTGCTCACCGTACTATTCTTAGCACCAAATACTTATTATGTTTTCTATAAATCATCTGTATTCACATCACCATGGCGAGAGCTGGCATCTATAGGCGTGGCCTTTATCGTGGCTGCATCGATCATGATCTTTACCCTCAGAAAGAATGAAAAATTAGCTTACTTTTTTTCTTTGTTTGAAATCTCCATAGGTATTTATTATTACATGGATAATACATATCAGGAATATGGCACAGTATGGCATTGGGTATTGGTCCCACGTATAAGCTTTGCATTAATGCTGCCGTATGCAGTCAGATCATATGCGCTGGAGTTCTTAAGGGGTAAGTGGTTAGAGGAGGATACAGATGAGGTAATGCTTGAGCTGAGTACAGAGTATGTACAGGGTAAGATTGAAGATAAGCCAGAGACTGAAGTATTCACACGCGATCAGGTGAATGATATAGTCACACAGGGCCAGAATATAATTAATGATTTAGAAAACAAATTAAAAGAACTTAATGAGAATAAAATACTCAGTACATTAGAAACAATCAAACCTATTGAGAACATTGATAACAATAACATTGATAATCAATTAGTTAATAACGAATGGCCTGAGAACATTAAGACCAATATACCACAGAAACAAGAGACACATTTTTGGTACGAAAGAAAGAATCAATAATATTTAATAGAATTTAAATAACAAATTAATCATGTGTAAATCAACAACTTATATAATATTTTCTCAAGGTACTCCTGAGGTTTTTTTTGCACTCCGCAAAGGATGCGAAGCCCCGTTTTTGTATAAAGGTGCCCTTATTTGATTTGCTGTTGCGCAATATGTTGAAATTTCGGTTTCAACATTTTAATCAGGTTGCCATAATGTCATATAACTATACTAATTAACAGTCATTTAGGCTGTTGATAAAAACCCCATCAACAAATCAGCATTTAGCCCTTAAATGGCCCTACATTCTAAAGTCGAATTTTCTGCCCTTTGTGGCTTTGAAGTCAATGCGCTGGCTGTTTACATCAAGCGTAAAAAGGTGATTGTCAGAGAGGACGGTATGATTGATGATAAGCAGCGGGATAATACTGAGTTCCTAAAGCGAAGGGCTGCAACAATTGCCAGTAAGTCAGCCAAAGCCGAGCCGGTCCCTAACAAGAAAAAGAAACCAGCACCGGAGCCTGAGGGCGATGATGATGAGCCTGAGTTTACTGTAAACCGCAGGGCCGCCCCAAAGGAAAAGAAGGATATCCAAGATCATGACCGGTATGATCTGGAGCTGGTACAGAAAAAGATGGCCATTGAAAAGGCTGCTGAAGAGATTGAGATTTTGAAGGTTAAAAAGGATAAGCTACAGGGTTCACTGATCCCGACCGATCTGGTCCGGGCATTGATTGTAACCCACTCGGAAAGTTTAAAGCTATCATATTCTGAGGCTTGTGAGAACCTTATAGTAATATTCGGGGGAAAGAAACAGCTATCCACTCAGGAGATTGCTGATATGCGTAAGGAGCTGGCAAGGGTAATTAACACCGCCATGGACAGGGCTGTGGAGGCAAGTAAGAAAACATTAAAGACTATTGTCCGGGAGTATTCTGAGCAGAAAGGCCGGGGAGAAAAGGAGACAGGTGTATGATCGACCCGGATGACAGGCTGCTAAATACACGGGAGCGGGCAGCTCTTGAGTTACTGGAGGAGCAAATGGATGAGATCCTTGACTCCACAAAGATTCATATATCTACCCTTAAGCCTTCGGAATGGTATGAGCAAAATATGATTATGCCCAGAGGTTCGGCCTTTCCGGGTCCGTTTAGTTTTAACCTGACACCTTACTGGCGCGAGCCCCTTGACTGCGCGGCCAAAGATCACCCTGCTAAAGAGATCTCTATTATGAAGGGTGCCCAGCTGGGCGGTACGGCTGCTGTGCTTAATCCGGTGGTGGGTTATACCATTGCGCAGAACCCTGGCAATATTATGTTTTTGACCGGCCACTCTGATCTATCCAAGGCTGCTGTGCTTAAGATTGATCAGATGATTGACAACTGCGGGCTCAGGGCGCTGATCCGTCCGAACGTCCTGCGGGCAAAGAACATGCGAACAGGTGACACTGACAAGAGTAAGGAATTTGCAGGCGGTGATTTTAAAAGCGGGAGTGTTACCAATCACAACCTGCTGCGTCAGCATGATGTGATGATCATGATCGTGGATGATTACGATGCTGCGCCAGGGCAATCCAAAGAGGCCGGATCTACCCGTGAGCTTGTGCAAAAACGTACCTCGGCATTTGCACATAAGAAAAAAATATTCTGGGTATCCTCTCCTCAGTTAAAAGGCACCTCTAACATTGAGGCCGTGTTTATGCGCGGTGATCAAAGATATTATAATGTCCCTTGCCCGTGCTGTGGGTCTCAGATTGTTTTAAAATGGTCCGTGCCTGTCAATGACAAAGAGACTGCCGGTATATTCTGGAAGTTGGACCAGCATGGAAATCTTGACCGCAAATCAGTGGGCTATGTATGTCAGTCCTGTGCTGGCTTCTTTGATGACTCCCATAAATATGAGATGAATATGGCGGGCTGCTGGGTTCCTACAGCTATACCAAAAGAGGAGGATCATTACAGCTATCAGATCAGCAGCTTGTACGCTCCTCCGGGGATGGATAACTGGGCATTTTATGTACAGCAGTTTCTGGAGGCGAACCCGCCCGGATCAAAAAGATTGGAGAGAAAGGTGCAGACTTTTCTCAATGTGGTTATGGGTGAGACCTATGAGCAGGAAGGTGAGGCACCGAAGGCTAACGAGCTGCAAAAAAATATCCGGCCTTATGATGTCGGGATCATTCCTGAGAAACTTTCTATTAGGGACGGTAACGGGAAAGTTGTTTTACTCACCTGTGCCTGCGATTTAAATGGAGTGGTGGATGA